CTTCATAAGCTGTAATGGGTACATGATCCTCACTTTGCATTTGAAGAGTTAAACCCCTAAACACTTCTGGTGAATCTTCTATTTCTTTTTGTTGAAGTTTTGAAAGAATTATGTTGGCCTTCTCGTAAGTTTCTTGTGTCGGAGTAAATGAAGCTGTTACACTTTTATTTACAAAGCCTACAATTGCAGATTTCTTTTCATCAAAGCTATCAGGTGCTCTTACTGTAGGAACATTAGCGCCTGTGAAAAGAAAAATTGCTCTGATTATCTCTCTTTCTAGCGGAGAAAAATCTTGCAAAATGTTATTATAAACTTTTGTACTTAATTCTTCTCTCTTTTCCTCAGCAGATTTTTTATCAAATGCTTCATAATCTGTATTGAAGATATCATTCACTATAACTTTAACACTATTAACAATCTTACTAAAAAATCCTGTTTTTTGATATTTGCCTAATTCTGATTTCGTTTTACTTAATTCACGAGACATCTGAGATCTTTTTGATGTTCGGGCACCTGCAATATCTGCTTTTGTTTGTTTAGGAATCATTTGTTCATAAACTCTTATGATATCCTCCGCTGGGGTTTTTCTTAATTCTTCTATAGAGATTGCCTCAGGATCTGTATCGACTTCATTCAATAATTCTTCATTAAGATCGAATTTTAAAATTTCAGGCAATAGCTGAGATTCATCTAAAGTAATTGGCCGTTGGTTTTCAACAAACTTTCTCCAATTTTCTATTATAAGTTTCATTGGTAATAATAACCCCCGTATGGATAAGCGCCAAATGCATATGGGCGAATAGATCCTTTCTCTGCATCTTGTGGCACCTTTCCAAGTTCTGTTGAATCTTCGGCGTCTGGTTTAGTAAGTTCGTCATCATACATTTGATCGTATTCTTCAACGGTTTCAAAATATGGTCGTTCGCTCTCTATCCACTCAGAGATCTGATTGAGGACGAGAGGCATTTGTAAATCTTTCTTTTCGGGATCTTTCATCTCGAGGAGTTGTCCTTCAAGGGATCCGTAAACATTTCCACCTTGGATTGTTTCATAGGCGATAACACCTTTTGTTCTCAATCTTTCCATAAGACGGCTTGATGTTCCGTAAACGATGTCTGTTGCTAAATCTTTTGCAAAGGTAACAACTTTCTTCTTCTCAACCATAATAACGATGTCGATGTCCGGATGATCAAATATCATAAGGTCGCCATTATGTGCTTCACGAATGTTTAGCTTAAATTTGATCTCATGAAGGTGTGGATTATTTATTATAACACCAACCTTTGGAGTCGTGTTTATGCTCACCCCAATTGTTGTATCTTGCATGACGGGTTGCGGAGCACTTCCTATTTTCACATTAATGCTCATTTTTTGCTACCTCATGCACTAAATCTTGGATGTAAAACAAATCCCTAAGCATTTGTTCGTCTATGCGTCTTTCCCCAAAACTATTGAGTTTATCCACAACTTTTGAGGCATTTTGGCTATGCATGCTTTCGTTCAAGTTTTGGAGAGAATTTCTAAGGCGATGTATCTCTTCGTTGATATACGACTTAAGGCTAACACCATTGTCTGAAAAAGAAACAATAAAGTTTGTGAGAAGATCTCTTTGTTCTTGTCTCAAGCTTTCGCCATAGGTTTCGTTGAACTTGTTTACGAATGTCTTATATGTGAGATTATCAACATGTTCCATCTTTGACTCGACAAGTCGTGCTTGGCGAAACTGAACAACTCTGTTCTCAATAAGAAGTCGCTTCTTTGCTGGAAGTTTATTCTGGTTGAAGAATAATCCTGCGGTTGCTACATTCTTATAGTTAGGAAGAAAGTTTGACCAAATGGCTGAGTTGAAAGCTTCGTTCATCGTCTTGATGAGTTTTGTTTGAGCATTGAAGATTTCTTTGCGGTCAAGACCGTCAAAGTCTTTCTTTATCTCGTAGATTACTCTAAGTGATCGCGAATACTCTTTCTCGCCTGTTCCCTCTAAGAGCGACTTATAAATATCAAGTTCTCTTTTTAGGATTGTTCCCGCTTTGAAATTTTCTTTTATGACCTCAACCAATTTGTTCTTGGTTGCGATTTCATTTCTTACGATTGCTTTTGTTAGTTCTTTTACTAAGCACTCGTAAAGAAAAGCGGTATTTCTTTTCTTATTGTGTTTCATGCTCATCTTCCCTATTTGTTAAACTTTCTAATAGTTTTTTTACATCATTACTAATGGTAAATAGTTTTTGTTCTTCCAAATTCTCGAGTTGTTGATTTTCTTCGTAAATACCTTGACCTAGACTGTAAAGACCACCGGGACCTTTGTAACCCAGAGAACGCGTTCTACTTGTCGATCCACGAACTTCTCCGCTGGTCGCTTGGTTGGTCATCTGCTGACCTCTGCGTGGCTTTCGTGGTTTGTTCTTCATCTTGTAAGGACCTCTTTTACTTGGTCTCGCATCATCGTCTCGTTTTGCGGGTGGTGCTGCGAGAAGGGTTGATTCTTCATCTCCGCCACCAGCTGGTTCAGCAGCAGGTTCATCTCCGCCTAAGTCAAGATCACCTAAATCATCTCCACCACCGGAGTCACCACCAAGGTCACCAAGGTCACCTAAGCCACCACCGCCGCCATCTCCACCGGCTGCTTCTTCACCGATACCTTCTAAGGCAGCAGCAAACTTTCTGTCGTGGAACATTTCTCGTTGGTTTCTAATAAACTCGTCGGCAGACATTCCAAACATATGTTCAGCAATCCAACGCTTTGAGAAAAAGCCTTCTGTTGCTGCACCAGCAACATCAAACTTTTGTTTCCAGTGTTCGAGCTCTTGAAGTTCTGCAATCTTCGAAGGATTATTGAGAGATAATTTGAATGAAAGCAAATCGTCTCCACGGAATCCAAGAGTGAATAAATGAATGATTCCAATCTTTTCCATCTCAGAAATAATAACTCTTTGCAATCTTTGAATTGTTCTTGCAAAGCGAATGTCTTTCTGTGCTAGGGTTGTCTTGTCTTCGGTTGCCCCGTCACCCATAGAGAGGTATGATTGGGGAATTTTTAGCGCGGAGAATAATTTGTCTCTGAGGTACTTCACATCGTCAATGCCGCCATTATATGAAGATCCGGGAAGGTTTGAGATGTCTGAGGCTGTTCCACCACGGACAGGAATAAAATAATCCTCCTCAACTGAAAGAGGGTTATACCGAAGATCGACACGGCCTGTTGTTGGATCAACAACTTGGTGTCTCTTCATTTGGGTCATAACCTTCTGCATGTATTGTTCTACATCTTCAGGTGCGATGTTGCCAACATCAATCTTGAAAAGTCTTCTTTCGGGTGCTCGGACAATACGATAAGCCATCATAGCGTCTTCAAGCATCGTAAGCTGTCGCCAAATACGACGGGCTGGTTCAAGAACAGAAGTTCCGTATGGAGCAAACTTATCATTCCCAAGAATACGGAAGTGAGCGACTTGCCAATTCTCAAAGGTCATTCCACCAGAGTTCCATTGAAACTGAACATAATTTGGATTTTGCTCGTCCTCGCCTTCAAGTCTTTCAACTTCTTGGGGAGGAAGGCCAATTACATTTTGAATTCCCATTTTCTCATCAATATCACAATAGAGGAAAAGATCTCCATACTTACACATTGTTCGACACCAACCGAAAAGGTTGTAATCGATGTTAAGAACTTTGTGATAGAGGTTCTGAAGTAGGTAGGAAATTTCTTCGTTTGAGCATTTGATGTTCAACATTGGCTGTAAGGCCGAGTGAGTTGTCATTTCGTCAGCGTATATGTCCAATGAAGAAGCAATTTCTGGAGTATACTCCATCTCATCAAAATCTGTGTATCGCTCTGCTCGATTGCGATTAGCAAACATAGAAGAGTTAAGTTGAGACATTGGAGAATAACTTTCAATCTTTTTGAATTGCTTTCCGGAAGCAGAGCGAAAGTCTTTCGCATACATATCTAAATGTCTTCTGCGGAGTTGTCTTCCTGTTTGTGTTCTTCTGGTTGTAATTGGACCAGAAAACAATCGGGTCAATGATTTAAATAATTCATTTTCCTCGTTGTTTGGATTCTTGCCTTTATTTATTCTTTTGCGTGGAGCCATTATCTATCCCTTATAAATCCAAAGAAAATCTTTTGTTTGATTAATTTCCTCGCGGTATTTCTCATTGAAGGTCTGAGAGTAACCATCCTGTCCTTTGATAGTTGTATTCATCTTGGTGCTGTTAAGAAACATGCCGCCCATCATTGCCTTTTTATAGGCAACATCTCTCTGGTCTACTTCTATTGCTGTATCTCGTACCCAGCAGGCAATAGATAGGGACATAACCAAGTCGTCATGGTATGAGCGCATTGCCTGTGGTCTCCCGTTGTGCCAAATAAAAGTCTTGAATTCATGAAAAAGTCGCGAAGATCTAACAATAATTAGTTTGTTTCTTATGTACTCTTCCATTTTGGCCACAATAAGTGGTCTTGTTTTTGAAGAATTTGTAAATCCGGGAACAGAGTTAGAAGAATATTGTGCCTTGTGCTGTTCTATATATTCGTGCGATCCCTTTATTGAGTAATAAAGATTTGGATATTCTTTGTTTATAAGCTTTTCTAATACGGAGATACCGATTCCATTGTTCTCGACAACCAATAGGCAGTTTCCGTATTCTCGTCCGGCATCAAATAAAATATCAGCGTAATGATCTAGGGTTGGCTTCCCTTGGTACTCGGCAACTATTTCCATCGTCTGGAGCTTGATGACATGAAAAACAGAATAATCTGCCCCATCACCGCGAGCAACATCAGCCACTAACAAATATTTAGAATCATCTTGATACTTCTCCCAAATCCAGAAATTTCTATCAAATCCTGTTCGGTAGGTTGGTTCGGTAACGCAAGAAAGGGTCCACTCCATATCCTCGGCTTGTAGCACAGTTTCACCAGAAGAATTGAAATTACATTCAAGCTCTTGTGCAATTTGTCGTTTGGACATGTTTTTGGTTTCATTTTTGAACCAAGCAAGATCTCTTTCAGGGTGAACATCCCACGGGAGATTGATAGCCTTGAAATCATTTTGATTATCGACAGCATCAACATAAGTTTTGTGAAACCAGTTACCAACACCATTGGGTGTACTCAAAGCGATACAACGACCACCTGTTGACAGAGTAGGATAGAGAGCAGTCCAGAGTTCATCAAGGCCCTCAACAAAAGCAGCCTCATCAATTACGAGCAACGAAAGGGCCTCTGAACGACCTGCGTCGCCAGAGGTGGAGGATGCCTTTATCTGTGAACCGTTTGATAATTCGAAAGAAGTTCTATTGTCTATAGAAATATCCGTTATGCGAATCCAATCTGGTAGATTCTTCATAATTGCTTTTACTTTCTTTACCAAGTTCGCAGCTGTGGCAAATTTCGTTGCTAATACCATGACATTCTTATCACGGTGAAATAAAATAAGCCAGACAATGTAGGCGGCAGTAATCGTTGAGATACCTAGCTGTCGGGCTTTTAGGATAACCGAAAAACGAAAATCGTTAAAATCTTGAAGGAGATCGTCTT